CCGCCTTCCATGTCTCCGTACTCGGGAGCAGGCATGACGACGTGACGGACGTTGATCTCGCAGTATGGGTCTTTCGCCATCTTGCGCTTGACTTCGGGGTGCACACGGTCACCGAACAGGGACACGAGTTCGCGCGCTGTGGGTTTCCACTTGCGGTGAATCGTGGTGATCTTGCCGGTCGCGTCTTCGCACCACGCTACGTCGCGGAGATGCCAGCAACGGTAGAGTATGCCATCGGCGGTGGGGTTCATCTCGATCGAGATGCAGCACTGGCCGAACGCAGCGAAGTCGTGGTCCGCTTCCTTGGTCGCACGTGTGAACTGTGAGCGACGATCGTACATCAGGTTCTTGACGAACTTCGACAGCCACTCGAGATACTGCTTGGCTGTCGTGTCTTCCTTGTCGGGATGACGGGTTCGGAGGTGGAACCAGTCCTTGGCCGTGGGTCGCAGCATGGCGCCGAACGAGTTGCCGAGGTCGCGCCTGGCCAGTACCGGATAGCTCGACATCAGGCCCCGGGCCATCTCGTCGCCCACGTTGCGGATCGTGGTGAAGTCTGCGCGCTCCGGGTAGAAGTTATCGGAAATTTCCTGCCATAGCGACAGCAGCGAGCCCCGCTTACCGAACAGCTGGTCGCCGTGCTGTATCAGGGTCTCGGTGCAGGACATCAGCCCAGAGTCTCGCTCTCGCCTGCATCAGACAGCAGCGTGCTGGCACGGCCGCCGCGCTGGGTGTTGAGGGACAGAGCCTTCTTTTTCTTCTTGCGGATCGACTCCTCGTCGGCCATCGGGATAGGCGGCGGGGGCACGGGGATCGGGGCGGGCGGCGGGGCTTTAGGTCCTTTGAAAATCTTTCCCATGTGGCATACCTCTCGTGTGTCAGGTTGTCAAGCAAGTGGCGCATTATCCTGCGCGTATCAGCTGCTGTCTACCACAATATGCGTGTAGCATGTGCTACAGACTAGCGCTTCGCCCGCATCCGGCCGAGCACCACCTGTGGCACCTTGCGCTTCGCCAAGCCCGCGAACCCACCCTGCACGTTCGATTCCTTGAGCCCCTTGGTCCACGCCATGACCACCGCGTCACCCTCGTCGGTACTGCGGCCTAGCCTCTCGCACACCTTCTTCTTCGACTCGACCGTGATCATCTTGCTGTCGGGCTCATAAGTCGGCGCCGTCAGGTCAGCCAGCAGCGTGGCGCTAGGTGGTAACGAAATGTGACTACCTCCAGGCTGACCGGGATCAAGCGCTTCCCGGAACCGCCAGATCGCAGCGCTGCGGTTGTTGTGGAACGTGAACCGCCCGCACATCGTCTTGCCGAACCCCTTCTCCGCGCCCTTGTACCCGATCGCCTTGATCCCGTTCTCGTGCAGCTGCTCGTACATGCTGCTGCCATACCCGCCGCCAAGGTCGACGATCACCTCAGCACCATCGCGTCTCTGCATCACCACGACGCCTGCGCAGTATCGGCCGGCTGACTCGATCGGGATCTCTTTCGCCGGGATGATCAGCATCTTGTCGTACCACCCGCCATGACGTCTGGCTATGATCATAGGGTCAGTGCCGCCACCCGAAGCGTCGACACCCATGGCGCACATCGGTACGCCCGAAGGGGGCTGCTGTGTCCAGCGCTCTTGGGCCATGCGGACCCAGGCTGTCGGGATGCACTGGTAGGCCGTGTCCTTCAGGCCCAGATCGAACCGCCCGTCGCGGTACGCTGCACGCAGTTCTGCGGGTAGCGCTGCGAGAGTGGCCGCGTAGTTCGTCGCGGCCAGGTCTGGGTTGTCGGACAGCTCGGCCGGGATGAACGTGCGGCTGCGCGCCATGATCTCTTCGCCGTTGATCAGGTGCGGGCCTGGGCCATCCACCTCGATCTCGAGGTCGTTCTCCCCCATCGTGTACCACCGCAGCACGCCTGGCGCTGTGGGGGTCGGGTGGTTCGGGTCGAGCCATGCGCCCCAACGCTTGAGCACCCACAGCCCCTCGGGTCTGGTTGGCGGATTGCCTGCGGCGATGATCCGGCACCGTTGCCCGGGTCGCGTCGAGCGATTCCACGTCGTGATGAACACGTACTGCGATTCGCTGAAGTCGCTGACCTCGTCGAAGCAGACCAAGTCGTGCGGTGCCCCCTTAAACTTCTGCTTGTCTTCCTCGAGCTGACAGCCCGAGATCTCTATGCCGCGGTCGTCGATCCGCCAGATGCCATCCTGGCTCGCCCATCCGTCTCGCGAGCCGAGGATCTCGGTCATACGCTCGACGATGCCGAGCGCTTCCTTGTTCGTTCTTCGCAGCAGCAGGCTGCGGTGGTGCTCCGTGAGTGCCAGGCCTATCTCGAGGTCCGTCTTGCCGCCACCCGCTTGGCCACCGTAGAAGACCTCGTCCGCCTCGCTGAAGTAGGCTGTCGTCTGGGGTCCAGGGTTGGGCAGCCACCGCTTGTCGCCTGTCAGCTTGTCGGCATTCGCGAGCAGCTCCTGCTGCTGCTGCTCAGGCATCACGTCGAACGCTGCAAGGATCTCGCTTAGGCTCATGGCATATACCGGTTGGTGAAAAAGCCCAGCCCCGAAGGGCTAGGCTGAGGTCATGCTTGCTGCTTAGGTCGCGTCGCCGTCGGCTGCGCGGTCCATCGCCACGTGCACGTAGTCGACATCCACGGTCATCGAGGCCGCCACCGACAGCTTGCCGGCACCGATGACCGGGGTTAGGTCCGTCGCCGCTGTGACGGCGCCCGACATCGCGGTGCCGACCTGCGCACCGTTGATGAAGAACGTCGCAACGCCGGCCGCGGTGACCTCGACGCGGAAGGTCTGGTAGTCGTCAGCCACCGGAGCCACAGCGGTCTGTTGCTTGGTCGCGTCCACGTCGTTGGCCACACCCACCAGGTGCCAGAAGGCGGCGGTCAGAGTGGTGTCGAACAGGAAGCCGACAGCGTCCGTGGCGTTGGTGGTGATCGTGGTGCCGGTGGCGCCGATGACCGGAGCCTCGAGGGTCAGGACGTCGGTGAAGCCCATGAACACGGAACAGGTCGTGATGGCCGACAGCTTCAGGCGAGTCTGGAAGACCAGGTCGCCGTTGCTTGCTTGCCACTGCCGAGCCTGATTGATCTGGATCAGGTCAGCTGCCAGACCCGTGCCCGCGTCGCCCGTGGTGATTCGCAGAACGCCACCGATACCGCCGGCGAGGATCGCTGCGTCGGACGTTGCGCTGTCCGTGCCCTCGACCAGGTTCCACTGGTCGGCGATTACGTCGCCCAGGAAGTCGTCGAAGAACGTTACGCGCGACGGGCTGGGCTCGTCGATCTGCTTGCCGTTGGGACCGGAGCGATGGCCGGCAGGGGTGACCAGCTTGCCCTTGGCGTCGAGGCCGATCAGCTTGCCGTGAATCGAGGTGAGGATATTGCTCATGGTGTTTCCTTTCGTTTATACGTCCGACTGAGCGGACATTGCTTGTGCTGCGAAAGTGCGCAGACCCGCTGCGCGTCGGTGGTGCTCGGTTAAGCCATGTCCTCACCGCTCAGGGAATCAACGCTAGTGGCATCAGGCGCCTCGCCAGCGGGTTTGTTCTTGTCGCGCATAGCCACGGCCAGGGCGAAGGCTATCTTGCGGCCTATGGCGGTCGGAGACTCCTCGACCTTGACGGCCCCGCCATCAGCTCCGGTGAGTTCGACCTTCGACTTGTCGCCGTACTCCCGGGCCCGCTTGGCTTTGAGCATCAATGCCAAGAGCGAGTCGCTGTACTGCTGCTCGTTGCCTACCCTCACGCCCTGGTGCCAGACGCCCTTCTCGACCCCCGCGACGGCGCGACGGGTGGCCTCGGCCTCGAGGTGGTCGGCGAAGGCCTCGAGGGCCGTGCACCACCTCTCGGCGAACTCGGGGTCACCGTCCTTGCGTTTATACATGTCGCTGCGATCGACCCCCGCGGCTTTCGCAGACGCAGCGACCTGTCCGGTCTTAGCGAGTTCGGACAGGAAAAGTTCTTGGCGGGCAGTGGCGGTCTCTCGTGTCATGCAGCGCGTTATACACGCGTCTGGCCCAGTATGCAATTGTATTACGTGCTACACGTTGTTCAGTCCTTGGCGCTGTTCACGCCGCGTGAACATTCGCTATTTGCGAACAGCGAATGGTTTGCCAGGACGCCGAGTATTAGCCGAATCGCATGTTGCAGAATCTTGCGCGCAACTTTGGTGAACATCTTTCGACGGGTCTTCGATCCCACATCTGCAGATTTTTACATCTCTCCCACTTTCATCCCACGTCCAATCCCACAACCCCACTTCCCTAAAGGGAGAAGTGGTGTGGTGTGGGGTTTTTTGGACTATTCCGCCACACTTGTGGGCCACTTGTGGGGTAGTTGTGGGGTTGTGGGGCTTCATCTCAGCGCGCATCTTTTTACGCGCTTCGTCACTCGTCACTGGCCGGAAGGTACAGCTTGCAAGCTTTTGCAACCACAACGCCACTCGCTTTTACCAATTTCATGGCCCTTTTCAGGTTGTCGCGCCTCCGATCAGGCGATCCGTCGTCCGGTTTCGGGGTCATGTCAATCGCCATCTGGAGCACCACGTCTTCCGAAATGCCGGCCGAGAGGTCAATCATCTGGCTATTCAGTGCCTCGATTATCGTTCTCTCGTGCTTCCCAATGACCCTCGGCTTCTTGCTTGGCGCCTTGGCCATCCCCTCAACGTGCTCGACCACGCAGCTCGAGATGATGTCGCCCTCGTCGTCGACCCCTATCGGCACCACCAGCAGCTTGTATCCGTACGCCGCGGCGTCTCCCCCGTCCTTCATCTTGGTGACCGCCAGGATGTGCCCATTGTCGTCACTGGTAACCTCGTACTCGGCGTCACACGCACCACGCATGCCTGACCAGCCGCGGGCGCCGGCCGCTTCGTTCTTGCCGCTGTGGTGGATCAGGACAGTGATGGCGCCAGTGATCCTCGAGATCTCGTTGCAGTGGAACAGGAGCTTGCCGACGTCATCGCTGGCGTTCTCGTTGCCGCCGGCCATGACCTGGGCCATGGTGTCGATGAACACAGCGGCAATGGGCCCGCCGCCAGACGCCTTGTTCCAATCGAGGATCGCGCCGGCGACTGCGACCGCGTCAGGCTTCTCCATCAGGTTCGGGGTCACGTCGATCACACCGATCAACTTGTCGAGCTTGATCCCGAACTGGTGCTCTGCCGCGCGGATACGGTTGCGGAACCCGGCCACACCCTCGGCGCAGACGAACACCACCCTGCCCTGCTTCACGTGCAGCCCGCGCCATGGGCGGCCGACAGCCATGGCGATCGCCATATCGAGGGCGATGAACGTCTTGCCCGACCCCGACTTGCCATACAGCATAGCGAGCCTGGCCTCGGGCAGCACCCCCTTGATCCACCAGCTCAGTGGTGGGGCCGAGAGGAACTCGGGGATGTCCTTGACCCTGAACTTGTCGCGCTTGGCCTCGGCCCGTGTGGGCTCGCCGGGGGCTGACTCGTCTACGAAGTCATCTGGCGTGGCGGTGCCCCAGCCCAGCTCACGGGCTTTGAACAGGATCGTAGCGGCCGATATGCTGTTGTCCTTGTCCCGGGACGACTCCCACAGCTTGACCACCTCGTCGTAGTCGTACTCACGGCACAGGGAACTGAACTCGTCGGCCAAGGCTAGCCCATCGTCACTGCCCCCCGTGTCGCGGTGCAGCCCGAAGATGAGGTTCCGCCAATCTTCGCGGCCGATCTCGGTGCCGATCTGATCAGCGATGTGGAGCAGGGCGCTGCGCAGGGTAGTGAGCGACTCGGGCGTCTCTCCTCGCTCGACCGGTTCGCGCGGTAGCACAGGCGCCACGGTGAGGGGTACCGTGTCAGACCCCTTGCGCACAGTGCCGTGACGCACGGGGACGGGGTCGGCGACACCCTTGTCGAACACGGGCGCCGCTGTGTAGTGGATCTGGATCTCGTCGAACAGTGAGCGATCGACCTTGAAGGCTTCGCCCCATGCGCGCAACGTGGCGCTGCTGTGCGGAGTC